AACTAAATCTAGTAAAGAGTTAGGTAGTTTTTGATATACGTCAAATGGAACTGCATTGTAACCATTAGCACTATTGCTACTTACTTTGCTAGCATCCCAGCTAGGGTCACTAATTTCTTTATCTACCGAAGAGGTTTCTATATAGAGTTTTCTGGCTTGGTCACTGTCTGTCTCAGGATAATCTAAAGTTTCCAATAGTTGGTCTAATCTAGTTTTAATGTTACTACCTGAGCTATTAGCTGTTGATATATTTATGGCTTGAGAACCTTTGTTTAAACCATTATATACTGGATCAAAAGTGCTAGTTCCTAACGTCCAGTTTTTAGGTTTCTTAGTAAAGTCATCCCAGCCATCTGTATCTCTAAATGCATATCCTGTAGTGTATTCCCCTACTCTCCCCGTTGGGACCTTAGATTTTCTATCACTTGGTATTGTTGCTGTGAATGCACGTGCATCTGTTTCACTATTAAATGGTCCATAAATGTAAGAGAATACTTTTATGTCAACAACTGGGTTGTCACTACTCATATCTTCAAATACTTTTTTTCTTATGGCTTTCCTATCATCAACTGTCTGTGAAAGCTCTACAGTAATACCAGGGACTCCATATGGGGTAAGACAAGGTATGAGTTCTGGATTAGCAAATTTTAGTAGTACGGTAGGCTCATAAATGGCGTATGGATCATTTGAAGTAGATTGAGGTTTAGCCTCAGATATAAGGCTGGTACCTCCTGTTATTGCATATGGTCGGTTGTACCAAAAATTTTTAGTAGCAAACATCCAAAATGGTTGATATATCAGACCAAAACTTTCACTGTTTGCCCCTGATTTTGTTGAGGTAATTGACTGTGAGTATTCAAGTGTTGCGTCAGGTATGCCCCCATCAGAAAGTATTCTTGGGTCTGCATTGTAGGCAACCGTAATACGCTGAAGATGAGTTTCGAGCAACTTACGTAGTGTGGTTAGGTTATTTGTATATGTAGTTAGTTCTTCATCATTTTGTTCTTGAGTTTCTTCTATCTGTGCAGTTATAAATGTCTTAGCTCTAGCAAAACCAATATAAATTGCTTGCATCTGTAAGTATACTTTACATTGTATTGGAATCATCTTTGCACTAAACTTTGTAAACAAAACATTTGTATTCATTACAAAACCATCAACCATAAACATTGGAGAAAAAATAACACGACATGGTTGAGGTATCAAGAATGCAGAGTTTCCAACATTTAAATCACTCATAAATTTAATACCGCCACTTGGATCACTATCAATATTTGTTAAAAAATCAGCAGTCTTTTTTGAGTTTAAGTCGTAATCAGCGTCGCCATCTTCAGCGTATACCCCGCCATCTGTATTTAAAGGTTGAAAAGTAGTAACAGGATTACCAGCCGTTGCTGTTGCTTGGATATTTAACTGCTTGTAGTTTACGGTAGCGTAATTTTTTACGTCTTGTTTCAATTTAGCTAGTTGCGCTTCCATTAACTCAGAACTAAGTCCCTGTCCAATTATTGAATATAGTACACGTAAGTCATGGAATACACCAACAGTTTCTGGAGACTTAGGGTCTGGCATAGTTCCCTCATCATTAGTAACAGTTAATGAACGGTTACTATTGACTTCCATACTTCTGTCAAATATTAATTCAAAAGCAAATGTTGCATTACCAGCCATTGGTTGATTAAGCTGTGAGGGATCTTGCAAGATTGGTAAATACATATCTTTTCTTGCTTCAATTTGATGTTGAATATCTTGTGGGTTAAATTGAAAATTGCATCGTATGTTTGGAAATTGAGCCAGGTTTCCACCTTGATTTGTTACTAAGTTTCTAATAAAACCTTTTGGCAGTACTTGGGTATGTGCTTCCAATTGATCAGTAGCATTGTTAAGACGAACAGTTCTCGATTTATTTGGGTACAGGCCAAACGGATCATTGGTAACGCTTTTAGATGCATCTGGGTCTTTTCCAGAGCCTGGTTGAGTTCCTTCTAAAAAAGTAAAAAGATCATCGTAATCACCCTTGTAATCAGCCATTACATACTCCTAAATTTGGTTATATTTGCTTCTTGTTCAATTAACTTTGCAATCTTTTTGGCCATAGACCTTAAATCATACTCACTTACAGCGCCGTTATTACCTGTTGACGTCATATTTATTACTGGTGAAATAGTTACAGTACTACCTTCATGGTAAGAACCACCTCCACCAGATGATCCAGATGATGAAAGCATGGGCGAACTTGGTATTGACATTGGTTGCATTGAAGAACCAGATACTGGATCTCCTACTGAACCACCCCACGCTCCCATCTTTTTACCCCAGTCTGCTATGGGTATAACTGCATCTAGCCCTTCTTTTCCATAACTATTTGCTATTCCTTGATAATTCTTATCAAGAACAGCTTTATCCCATTGTGGTTTGGTGATGTCATTAAGTGCTTTTAATTTTGTTCTGTAATTTGGTGTTGTTGACAGGACTGCTTCAAGTCTTTCCATAGAAGGGTTCTCTTCCATAAGGACCTTCATTAAACCTTCGTTGCTATTTAAGTAGTGAAAAAGGCTACTATCAACACCCTCTTTAAAATTATCAAAGTTTTGTACAGGCCACAGGTTTTCTTCACCACCATTTCTATTAAAGTTTGTTTCAGACCTATCAAATATTCTTCCATTTATTGTTGCTTTTCTGTCGTTGTTAGCCACAACATTCCATGGATTATAGTTACCCCCCGTACCTTCTTTATGAGATATAGCAGTAAGTACTTTAAGTTTATTAAGAGTAATGGTTGTTCCTAATCTAGTTAGAAAAGATCTATTAAACTGGTTTAAATTAACACCACCAAATTCAGCTAGTGTACTTGCATTAAACATATTAGGACTTGTATCTCTAAATCCACTCTCGTCGTCGGTGCCACTACCCTTAAAAAATGCCTCATCATATGACATAGCAGTGCTACCAAGAAATTGACTTACGGACATGTCTTTAGTCCATGCTAGTTGTATATGCCCAGGTTCTCCATCTGCTTTACCAGATGACAGACCAAACCTCCATAAGTTTTGAGCAACATACAATGCGGCTTTTGGATCTGATAGATCTAAGTCTGCTGCTAAACCAAGTTCATGTAATGAAGTTCCTGGTGCTGCTATAGGAGGATCTGAGTTGCCAGGTTTTTTCATCCAAAGTTGACCATTATATCTTACTAACTTATAGTTTTTTCCATCAAAATCATCTTTATAATAAGGAAGTTTGTAACCATTAGGCACTACCTGCATGCGTTGAGTCCATAAAGCTTTTTGTTCTTCCGCAGATCTTCTACCACTAGCTAGTTTAATTTGAACGTTTCCGTTAGTTTCTGCGTAAGCTCTATTTGCTAGTCTTCTTATTGCTGAGTTAAGTGACCCATTTAAACCGGTTCCCGGGGCGGTAGTGCTATTGCCCATAATAGCAAAATTTTCAGGAGTGTCAAAACCAGGTATATTAAAATGTTCTGGACCACCATCTAAGGGGGTTGAACCGGCACCGCCTCCTAATATAAGTGTTTCCTCGGGACCAAGGTGGTTTGTAATACCTAAACTATGTATAAATTGTCCCCTGGCGTCGAGACCAGAAATGGGGTCGATACCAGAAAAACCACCAATAGTGTTAGGCCAACTTAAACCAGTAACTGGTGATGAGTTAGGTATAGTTGTAGTAGGTATAGTGCCACCACCACCGCTACCTCCACCTCCACTACTTCCACCAGATGGAGGTACAGTCATTGATGGTGGAACAGTATTCCATGGGGCATTATCATCACCAATATACCGGCTATTGCTCGGACGAGGATCTCCAAGTATTCCACCTATTGACCCAAGAAGTCCACCAACTATAGGTATGTTACTAAGCATTGAACCAACACCACCAAGTACCTTTTGAGCCACACGGCTACCAGTTCTTGCACTAATAATTGGGGCCATTACCTGTTCGAGCTTGGCCATAGCATCTGTAAGTCTTTGTGTTTGGCGTTCTAATTTAGCGTAAGAACCAGCTTGGTCTTGATAGAACTTTTCATCTCTTTTACCGCGCTTACGCTCAGTTTCTTCTGCTTCCATAGCGTAGGTATCATCAATACCCATTCTTTTACGATCAGCTTCTTTAGTTGGATCGTATGAGCCTTTTCCACCTTTTTCACGAAAGTTAACGTTAGCTTGACCATATTGGATAACTTGATCTTGCAAGTCCCCAGATACTCCCATAGCTGAGAGTGTTGCTCTAGTAACAGAACCAGGGGCTATTGCTGATTCAGCTATGTTTTTATTGTCTAATCCCGCCCTTTTGGCAAGTCCTTGAATTAAAGATTGTGTGCTTTTCTGCTTGCCGCCTGGACCAATCAGGCTCATGCCGGTCATCATGTACATCTGATTAACGGTTTCTGGAGCAGCTAGACTTTCTATGATACTTGAAGCTCCTTCAGCACCCATAGAAAACCCACTTAGAGTTCTCATAAACTCCACACTAGATGCCTGCTGGCTAGCATTGATGCCTGTACGGGCCTGTAAGGACATGAGCTGGTTAATCCCGTTAGTACCAAGCTTATAGTCTGTTAGGGGCATACGGAGATTATCCATAACCCCTCTCTGGCTCATGCCAGTAATTTGCTGCATTTGAAGTGTGGATTTATCAGCAGCTAAAACATATGGTCTGGCATCTTCTACACGTTTATCTATTGCTTGAACGCCTACTTTGGCAAGGGTGCCTGCCATACTTGCAAAGTTACCAGCAGTAGTAAAACCCCCAGCTTGGAACTTTTCCGCAAGACCAATTGCACCAGTTCCACCGGTTGTTAATTTACGCCCGTCTATACTTCCCCCAGGAGCAAATTGAGGGGCAGACCCTGCTCCTGCTTGAAAAGCTTTAAAGCCACCCAACGCTGCAGCTACTGAATCTACTGCTGGAGTTACTGGTTTTGTATCGTGAGCTCTACCACCAACAATGGTTGTTCCAGCAGCACCTCGTTGTGCACCACCACCACCACCACCAGTACCACCAGGACTGTTTTCAGTGGAGCTTATAACTTGGGTTAAGCCATAGTCTTTTCCCATTTCTTTAAGTGCTTCAAGAGCTTCCTTAAAGTTGGTGGCCATTTCTTTGGCCTCTTTGTTAATAGCTTTTACGGTATCTTGCAATCCACGAAGTGCCTGGTTGTCAAGGTCGATGCCAACAGAAACAGACGACATTGAACTAGTCTCTTTAGAGACTTGCTTATTAATCTCGTCTTCTGTCATTTACTGCCTCCGTCGGATATTCGCCATTTTGCTATACGGTACCAAAAGTCTCTTTGGCGGATAGTCATACTCCGTATATCATCTAAACTAAACCCTTTGTAGACAGTAGCGACGCCTTCGTACTCCCAGTATATACTCTTTAAGTTAGGCAAGTAGAAGGGATACCCAGTCTACATTCATTATGATGTCAGCGTCACAAGTGGCGCACTGGGTCTTCACCTCCCCAAGCTTGGGACCAACCTTTGGTCCTAGGATTTTCCCAAGGATGGTATTACGGTCTTGCAATCCAAGATTCTTAGCCCACTCTTCGCTATACAAAGAATCTTTGTGCTGATCCCAGATAACGCATCGGCTAATTAACAAAGTACTCTGCTGTGCAGTTGTTTCACCTTTAGCCATTGCTACATTGTCTGATCCGACTGGGTATCTAAATTTTAACTGTGATCCGTTCTTTAGTGTAATTAAAAAGGGATCGCGAAGATTAAGAGTAGTTTCCTGCATTGGAAAGTCTTCTTCAATATTAATGGTTACGTCGTTAAGTGTATTACAAGCTGAACATGGGTATTTAAAAGTGCGCTCAGCTCCATAAGTGGCTTTTAGTATAGCAAGAAGCAATATGTCACGGTCACCAGTGATTAGCTCTTCAATAATACTTTTAGTGTTTCTAACGTTGGTATCACCAATACGTACAGTAGCTCTACTTACAAGAGTATTAACATACATAGCATACGTAATCTTTTTGTTGTTTTCTAAGGATGAAAGAAACTCTTCATCCTTACCATTAAGCTCACGTACTTCTGCTGTTGTTTGCCATTGTCCAGTAGTTGGGTTTAGCAAACCTCTCTGTAATTCTACAATTACAGATTCGGGTAAAGATATAGAAGGAGCTGGGTCCTTGAATGCCTCATCCATAGACTCAACTTCAGTTATATTGGTCATTTTATACTCCTTATAGTGTTTTTAACTTTTAGTTTTACGTTAGTGAGGTTAGAGCTGTAATTTCAGATGCAGTCCAACCAAGCTTAAATCCTTCATGGTGAAGGGTCATTTGTTGAACAATGATACCAGAGTCACCAGCAGAAAGATCACTAAGTGTGTAAGCTCCCGGCCAGCAATCATAAAGTTTAATACCAAGTCGTGGAGCACCAATGTTAAGAGCATTGGAAGAACCAGGTTCTTGGTATGAACCAATTGAGTGAGGATGATCAAAAACAGTAACTATAACATCACATCGGTAATCATTGCCATTAGTCGCTTTGGAATCTGAACCCAGTGAAGCTGAGCTCCAAGAGTGTATAAACTCAGACCATTTCCAAAGATGATCTTGACTAGAAATTACTCCACGACTAAAGGTCACAGGACCAAAGTCTGACTGACCTACTAGTTTATGGGTATGAGTATTCATTCCACCCTCACGATAACCAACCATTTGATGCTGAACTGAAACACCAGTCATAGCAGCAAAGCCTAGGTTACCAATGCCATTTATGGCAGTAGCTAGTCGGGTATTTGCGGGTGGAACCA